CCCGCACCGTAACCCGCGCGAAACCTGATTTCCGCCACAGCGCCGCGCCCGATAGCGGGCAGGAACGTGCCCACAGGCCGAACAAGGGGCCGATGCGCATCCTGCTCCAACCTGTAGAGTGCAGGGGCGATCACCTCGACCTCATCCGCCCGGTTGCGCAAACCAAGGCTCAACACAGCGCTCACGGGGGCGACCGGCAAGGCCTGACCTGCCGCATCCCGCCACTGATGCAGCGCCCAGGAAAATTCGCGCTCCAGCAGCATCTTGCCTGTGCGCCCCTCGATGGCCGCAATCGCCGCGCGCAGAAAACTCTCCAGAACCGGGTCCTGGATATCGTCATCGGCAAACCCCGTGCCCAACCGCAGATGCGCCTTGAACTCCGCCAACGGCAGCGCGGCCGGGGACACCGCAGTTTCTTCGATTAACATCATGGACCTACTCCATATATCCCGGACCCCTCCGGTGGTTCAGGCGCGCACCATTCCGCGTTGCACGGACGGAGGGGACAGTTGGACAACGCCTCGCCCGAACGGCACGCGCCCCGGGGCAAGGGGATCACCCCCCGCCCCGTCGCCGCGTCCTCAGGAAACGGCGAACTTCAACAGCTTAATCGCCTTGAAATCAGACACATCGCCACCCACCCGCTTGGTCGCGTAGAACAACACATGCGGCTTGGCGCTGTAGGGATCGCGCAACACGCGCAGATCAGGGCGCTCGGCCACCGTGTAACCGGCATGGAAATCCCCAAAGGCAATCGCATTGGCCCCGGCGGCAATGTCCGGCATGTCCTCGGCGATCAGCACCGGATAGCCCATCAGCCGCGCAGGCTCTCCTGCCGCAAGCCCATCCGACCAGAGAAACCGCCCATCGGCATCCTTCATCTTGCGAATGGTGCCTGCGGTCTTGGAGTTCATCACGAAGGTGCCGTTCGCCCGGTATTGCGCGCCCAGGGCATAGACCAGATCGACAATCGGATCGGGCCCGGCAATCGCGCCCGCAACGCCCGTGGGCACATAGCCCAGATTGCCCCAGACCCAGACGTCATTGTCCACGCTCGGATGCGTCAGAAACCCGCGCGGTTTGTCCACCCCATCGCCCGCCACAAAGGCCGCCGCCTCTGCGCGCGCGAATTTGTCGGCGATACGCCCCGCAAGCCAACCTTCGACGTCAAAGGCGCTGTCATCCAAGAGCCGCTGGCTTGCCTTGGGCAACGCGCTCAGCTCATGCAGCGGGATACTGATCCGGTCGATCACCGGCGTGTCGGTCTCGGACACCGTGCCGCTCTCCGTGGCCCAGCCATGGCCGACATCGGTGTGATCCACCAGCACGTCAAAGCTGGTGGCCTCAACCGCCACCACATTGGCAACCGCCCGGATCGACGCGGTGGAACTCAGCACCGAGCGGATTGTCTCGGCGGTCTGCGGATCGACCAGATAGCCGCCCTCACCCGCAATCGCGGTATTGAGCGCCTTGCCCTCCAATTCGAGGCCGCGCAGCCCGTCATCGTCGCCACCGCGCAAATAGGCATCAAACGCCTTGCGGTGCGGCGCAGAGCCGTCTGTGGTCGCGGCAAGATGCGGACGTGCAAGCGCGATGGATTTGCGTTCAAACATGGTCAATTTCTCTTCTTGCTGTTGCAGTCGGTTGTGAATTTCGGCCCGAAAGCCGCTGAATTCGCTCAAGAAACCCGCCACTGCGGATTTCACCTCGGCCACCGGAGACAGATCTTCCCCGGCCCGAGCCTTCGCTTGGGTCATCATCATTCCATCCTTCAGGTTTGGGTCGTTGTCGGGCGCTACACCTGCGCCATCTCCCGGCGGGCCGCGTCAAACGCCGCCGCCATCTCGCGCAGGGTTTGGGCGTCGAGGGCATCGCCCTTGGCCGTCACCCGCGCACTGGGCAGCATCGGAAATGTCACCAGCGACACCTCCCACAGCTCCAGTTCCCGCAAGAGCCGCTGGCCCTTGTCATTCCTTGCCGCGCGCAGCGTGCGATAGCCGATGCTCAGCCCGTCAATCGCCCCTGCCGCGATCAGTGCCGCCGCCTCGCGCGCCCGTTCCACACGCTCCAAAAGCCGCCCCTTGACCCAGAGACCGCGCGCGTCCTCCCGCACCTCGTCCCAGATGCCGATGGGCTGCGCCGGATCATGCTGCCACAGCATCTTGACGCACCGCCCCTCCTTGGCCAACCGGCCGAGCGAGGCCGCATAGGCCCCGCGCTCGACAATATCGCCTCCCTGATCGGGCGCGCCAAAGAGGCTTGCATAGCCCTCGATCTGCCCCGCCTCGCTCACGCTCAGCATCGTGCCATCCAGCCGCGCAAACTTGCGCTCCAATCCCGGTTCCATTTCCATCCGCTTCCTCCTTTCGCTCGACTTCACCCCGGCAATACAGCCAAGAGCGGTTGAAACGCCTGCGCCAGTATCGCCGCCGCCACGCCGTAAACCGCCAACCAAAGCCGTCGCTCCAGACGCTCCAAAGCCGCCTCCATTCGCTCTTGGCGTTCGGTCAGCGCCCGCGTCTGCAATTCCGACACCCGTTCATGCGCCTCCAACCGCAGCCCAGGCGCGCAATCGAACGCCTCAAACCCGTAGCGCGGCGGCGCTGTGCCCCGCTCAGCCATCAACCTCCTCCGCCGCCACGGCAGGCAGGCCCAAAAGCCGCCTCTTTTCCGCTTCTGTCAGGAAATCCGCCGCGCTCACTCGCGCCCATTGCGCATCGCGCTCGGCGGCCAGGGCGGGCACCTGATCCAGATCGGGGGCAAGGTCCAGCACCGCGCCGCTCATGCGCCCCAACCACGCCGCAACCGTCGCCGTCACCCGCATCGCCAGCGGCAGAACCGTCAGGCGATAGAAGGCCCGGTTCGCCTCCTGATAATTGGCGAAGGTCGCATCGCCGGGAATGCCAAGCAGCATCGGTGGCACCCCAAAGGCCAGCGCAATCTCGCGCGCGGCACTCTCCTTGGTCTTCTGGAATTCCATGTCCGACGGGCTGAACCCCATCGGCTTCCAGTCCAGCCCGCCTTCGAGCAACATCGGACGCCCGGCATTGCGCGCGCCCTGATGATGCGCCTCCATCTCGCTTACCAGACGGTCATACTGATCGCCCGACATCGCCCCCTGCCCCTCAGGGCCCTTGTAGACAATCGCCCCCGAAGGCCGCGCGGCATTGTCCAAAAGCGCCTTGGACCAGCGGCTAGCCGAATTATGCACATCCAGCGCCTGCGCCGCTGCCTGAAGCGGGCTCAGCCCATAATGATCGTCCTGCGGGTGAAAGCTCTTGATGTGACAGACACAGGGCACACCTTCGCGCACATCGAACCGATGCTTGCGTCCGCCCACGGCATATTCGTAGGCCACGGGCCAACCGTCCGCCCCCGGCACCACACTCATCCGGTCAGAGCGCAGCACATGCAATTCTGCCGGCACGCCGCCCGACCCCACCGCCTCGATATAGGCATTACCGGTCAACAGGAGTTGCCCGTAAAGCGCCTCGAACAGCTCCGCCCGACCCTGCGCCGGATTGGGGCATTTGATCAGGCTCAGCACCGGATGAACGGCAAAGCGCTGCTCGCAATCCTGCAAGACAAGCGGCAGCGCCGCCGCAGCCTCGGCAATCATCTTGACACAACGAAACCCCACCGGATTTCCGGCAAACCCGGTGCGCGTCAGGCTGACCGTATCGCGCGGGCTCCAAGCCACGCGCCCCGCGCCATGCCAGGCCATCACGCGGCCCGTGGCACTTGCCTTCTGCTCGGGCGCCGCCTCCGGCACCGTGGCCCCTTGCCGAAAGAAATCCAGTATCATCGCGCCGCTCTCCTTGATCCCGCTCATGTCAGGCCTCTTGCCCGCTTGAGAGGCATCAGACCGTCAAAGGTTTAAGGAAAGTAAATCAGACCGCGCGCGCCACTCAGAGGCCCAGCGCCTCGCGCAACTCCGCCAGACGCGAGCGGCTGACCGGCGTAGTAACATCCTGTCCGCCAAGGTGAAAATGGCACAGGCCATTGTCCTTGCGCCGCTCGAAATGGGCCACATGAGCGGGGTTCACCAGATAGCTGCGATGCACCTTGAGAAACGGACCGGGGCTCAGCCGCCGCTCGGCCTCGGTGATCGACCAGGTGCAGAAATGCTTGTTGGCTCCGGCATATAGCAGCGTGTAATGGCCCTCGGCGCGTAGAAACGCCACGTCGCGCGCGTCGATGAAATGCGTCTGCCCATGCTGCTCATAGGGTATCCTCTGCATGACCTGGGCAGGTTTCACCTCGGGCGCTGCGGGCGACGCCTCGGCAGCCTTGCTTCCCTGCGCCAGAAACGTAACCCCCGTCAGCAAGAACGCGCCGCACAGCACGAAGGAACTGACCAGTACCCCAAGCGCCAGCACCTCATTTCCCATAAGCGGCCCGATTTCCTGCACCGTCGGCACCGCCACGAACCGCGTACCGAACACCGCCGCGAAATGCACAAGGAACACAGCGAAACCAAAGGCCAGCGTTCCCAGCAGGATATTGCGCGGCCGCCTTTGACCATAAGCCACCCAGATCGCAGCCACGCTCAGCCCACAGGCTGCCAGCACCGCCAAGACCACGCCCGGCAGCGTATAGACCGCCCGGCACAGTTGCAGCCCCGACATGCCCAGATAATGCATCGCCACGATACCAAGGCCAATGATACAGCCCGCCGCCGTCAGGCTCGCCCGTGTGCGCGGGTAGAAATGCAATAGCAACATCGCCGCGCCCACCATCAGGATCGCGATCAGCGCCGAGCCGAGCGTGATCATCGCATCGTAATAGATCGGAATCGGCAGTTGCAGCCCCAGCATCGCCACGAAATGCATCGACCAGATGCCGCCGCCCAGCGCAATCGCCGCCAAGGTCACAG